ATCTTACATAATTAAACAACTCGCCACTCAGTTCGATCTGGTCTACGCTCCTTTTACTAAGCTCATGTCTGATTATCGTGGTCTCGTGGACAACTGGGGAGAAAGGTACGACCTTCATTTCGCAACCGTCCATAGGGGCCTAGAAAGCAGAGGAGTTTCGACGATATTTATAGACGAGTTCACCTCGCTTCCCATGGAATACATAAAGATGGTTATAGCTGTAAATAAGGCGGAGGACATTTTCATAGTCGGTGATACGAAACAGTCTAGGGTCAGGACCGAAGAAGGGACTTATATCGGCGACGTTCTAGAAATAGAGGATTTGCCGAGACACACCCTCATGAGAAACTTCAGAAACCCCGTCGACACTGTCGCCTTGTTGAACGAGGTGTTTTCGTACGAGATGGAAGCAATGTCTGATATAAAGAAATCGATTTACGTCTTGGGCCCCAACGAGCCGTTGCCGGAAGATCTCAAAGACAAGCCCTTTAATAAATTCACTTTTTCTTACGCTTCTCTGCCGAGGTATTCTTTAGACACCGATTCTACGGTTAGGAAATATCAGGGTTCCACCGTAGACTATGCCATGCTGTTCGTAGACACCGACACGGGCGAGGACACATCGGGTCCGAACCTTAGTGCCGTCGCTTTGTCCAGGCATAGAAAAGCACTAGTAGTGAAGCACGACGGTTCGCAGAAAGCTTTGACGTGGTTGACGACAAATCATCTTAATGGCGAAGTGCCCACAGAGTGCACTGTGAAACACGATCAGTCCCCTAACACGGTTCCTCTCGATTTTGGGGCGAAAGAAACCGAGCAGTTCATAAAAACCGTTTTTGTCACCAGCGCTCTCCCGGAGAAAGCAGCTGGCTCGGTTGCCGAGGTGGCTTTCTTTTCTAGAGATAGATTAAACGTATTTTACTCGGTCCTTTCCACCTTTCGTCTTACCTTTTCTTCTCGCGTCTTTTGGTTCTACTTCCTTCTTTACGTCAGTTTTGACCTCGCTTCTGCCTTTACTGGCAGAACCGTTTTCTCTGAAGCTGTTTTGAAGATGGTCTTCGTTTCTTGCCGTCTCCTCATGTTGAAAACCGCTTACGTCGTCATTGCTGGGCTGGGCCCAAACTCTGATGTGCACATTCTTTTCTTTCACTTCGCTTGTTCCTTTTTCTCTTACGGACACGCCAGATTGTTGCATTATTACGTTCCATTCGTTCCAGCTTTTCTTTCGTCTGCTAGTGTCCCTGGTTTTCTTGTACTTCCTTACTTCGCAGCGAAGATGCTCTATTTAACTAGGATATTTTCCTTGGAGGGTTTTAGATACTCCAAGAAGTTGGCGATCATTTTCTCTTCTGCGGCAGTTTTAATGCCGTTGATGTGGCCGTTGGGTAATACGCACTTTTGTGATGTCCTTTCTAGACCTTATGTCGTCTTGCTGGTTCTACTGATGAGGTTGAAGAATTTCAGATTTTCGGTAAACTACCCTTTCTACTCCTACGATCCTAATCACACTTTCCTTTTACCTTCCTACGAGTATTACGTAAACGCTGTTCACGCTGGTTTCTCAGGAGGACCCGAATACATAGAATACATGACGAGTTACCTCCCAACGATGCCTATACTCCTTACGAAGCTGAAGCCCGCCTTGGAGACCATTTTAAAGCAACCCATAGAGCAGGCACCTAAGGACTCTCATCTTTTGGCAAAGGAATTAATGCCCTCAGTCGCCAGCGAGGAGCTGATAGATTATCACAATAACGTGGGTTCCACGGAGGTGGAGGACGATTACTACACTGGTGTGGTTTCTCCCGACTTCTTGAACCCATTGTCCGTCAAGCACAGGCCAAAGAATACTCTTTCTAAGTTCTTCCAGATAATGCCCGGAACAGGTAACGTCTTCAATAAGAAATCCCTACCCCAGCTTTTGCAGGTCATGGGGGCTAGGTATTTTAACAAGAAGCCCAAAGCACTTAGGCCCTTCGACAGAAACGCTGAAATTCTCGCAGAAAGGATTGTAGATTCTTTCTTTACCGAGTGCATGGGCGATGTTAGCATTAACGAAGAGGACATTGCTGTCGTCTCTGGTGAGTTTGTAACCTCGGCCGCTCAAAAGAAGTATGAAAATTCTTTTAAAGGGTTCGATAACTTCGACGCCAAGACAATTAGATTCCATTTGAAAGACATATTTAAACCGAAGATTTCCTCCGTGGCCGATCCGCAAAAACCTGGTCAAGGCATATCAGCCTGGTCTAAGGATTCTCAGGTCATGTTCGGCATAGGTGCTAGACTGGCTAATTATCTCTTGTGTAAATGCACTAAGCAAAACGTCATTTACGATAATCGTATGTCTGTCGAAGACATGAAAGAAAAAGTCATTTCTTTAATGACTACTTTGCCAAAGACCTCGAAGAATGGAATCACGGACTTCACGATGTTCGACTCGCAACAAGATCTGTTCACTCAGCATATAGAAAGGGTGTTCATGGATAGACTAGGCTTCTCTCCGGAGTTCATAGAGCATTATTACGGCTTCCGGACAAATTACAAAATAATCGGAGAATCGGTGGCTGGAACCTCCAGGTACGAAAAAACGTCCGGCGAGCCTATGACTCTTTTGATGAATACCATCATTTCTGGTTGTCTCTCCAATTATTTCCTGAGAGGCGAGGGTCCTTTCATGCTGGCCATGAAAGGCGATGACGGTTTCAAAAGACAGTGTAATTTGTTCCTCGATAGAGAAAGGTATGCCGAGGTTTCTCAATTCACCTGTCTGAGGATGAAGGTCGAAATCTCCGACGAGGCAGAATTCTGTGGTTTCGTGATAGTGGGCGACCTTTTTGTCGACTCCATACCCAGAAAATTACACAAACTCCTTTCCCATCATTTCACCTCCTACTCGCATTTTTGTCTGTACCAACAGTCTCTCAGAGACTTCGTAAAACATTTCGAAGATAATTTCTTTTTCGGTTCATATCTCGCGGCCAACGTACAAATGTACGAAAAACAGGGTTCTAACTACGAGGAGATGTTGGCAATGTACAACGTCATAAAGAGCTTCTCTCACGTCGGAGAGGAACAGTTCTACGACTCGGTATGTTTCGTCACCTACGATAACATATACAAAACCTCTGCTGGACCTCTAATACAATACTTTGATAGGCAGGCCGGAAATATTTGGAAGAAAGCGAATCCGAACATGATTAGTGTACACCAGTAACTCACACATAGTGTTGTTGTTTGGTAAAATGTCTAAAATAAATTGTCCTTCGTGTCAGAAATTGATTAAACAAAAGACTATTTCTTATCATGTTTGTCAATCTTCGATCACCCCGC